AAGATAAGCCTAATTAATAGTATATTTATAGGCAAATATTTGCTATATGACAATAGATATTTGTAAGTAGAAAGGAAGACAATGGCTAAAAAAGAACAACCAACAGAACAAGTCTTAAAGTTTGATACTATTAGACCCTTTGGTCCTACAATAATGAGAGGCAGAATGCCTGACTTCATTACTAAAATGCTTGATGATAAAGCAACAGAAATGTTAACTGACAAAAAATTATCTAAAGAGTTTGATCATTCAGGTAATTTAGCAGGCAACGTTAAACAAGAAGTTCGTTTTCCACAAGATTGGATGAACACAGAAGAGTTTATGCCAATGGTTCAATTAATTGGTGAAATGGTTAAGAATTATATTTCTATACCACCAGCAAGTGAAACAATTAGACCAGAGTTTGTAGGTAAGATGGTTATTGAATCTATGTGGTCCGTGAGCCAGTGGGCTGGAGACTTCAATCCTTTTCACATACATGAAGGTCAACAAGAATCACCAAAGGTTGGTGATATATTTTTGTTTCCAAACTGGTTAGCACACGGCGTATATCCGTTTAGAACAAAAAATGAAGAGAGAAGATCGGTATCTTTTAACTTACATTTGATTAAAAAAGAAGAGCCACAGCTTTTAGATAACTAATGCAACATCACAAAGAGACAAAGTTTGTCATGTATGTAGATGATTTTTTAGATGAAAGCACGTTAAAGTCACTTCAAGACACTGTTACAAAACTTAAATATCATGAAGTTAAAAACCCTAATGGTCAGTTATATGGCATGCGTCATACTTTTGACAAAAGTATTCATAATGATCCATTAATTAATTTAATTAAACAATATTTTTTTCCGCATAGAAACCTTGAGCCAATATCTGTAAGTGCTCATTTACGACAAAATGACAAAGAACCTTTATTTCATACTGATGCTGATAAAGGTAACGTTGCTAATTTTCTCTTATTTGTAAAGGGAGAGCCTTTGCTTAATAACGGCACAGGTTTTCTACATAATGAAAAGTTATCCTCACATATAGGTTTTGTTGAGAATAGAGGATTGTTTTTCAATGGTTCAAAGATACCGCACTCAGACCTACAATCATTTGGAGATAGCTCTGAAAGATACACACTTAATATTTTTTATAAAGAAAATGAAAATTGAAGATGTGCCAATGGTCCGTGTGACGTGGTTAGATGCCCGTGATACAGAAACAGGTTGGCTTGATATAAAAGAAGTTGTTAATGCTCCGTTGGCCGTGTGCCAAGAAGTAGGATGGATGGTTCATAATGGTCCACAAAAAATTATTATTATGCGTTCATATAGTAAAGATAAAGAAGATATTACAGGGGGCGGCGCTATTGCTATACCTAAAGATTGGTTAAAGAAAATAGAATACTTAACAGTGAGCTATAGTGAGTCCTAAAATATTTATAGGCACGCCTTGTTATGGCAACATGCTTACAGCAGATTATTTTAAAAGCTGTTTACAATTAACAGCATTAGCAGCTACAAAAAAAGTAGAGTTACAATTTGGAACTATTGGTAATGAGTCTTTGGTAACAAGAGCTCGTAATACATTAGTTCAGTTGTTCATGGATAATGAAGATTACACTCATCTTTTGTTTATTGATGCTGATTTAGCTTTTAATCCTGAATCAGTGTTTCGCATGTTAGATTTAGATGAAGATGTGGTAACGGGAGTGTATCCACGAAAAGTAATTGATTGGACAAAAGCCATTAGAAGAGTAAAAGAAAACCCAAACATTAAAGAAGATGAATTACACGCAGCATCTTTGCAATACAATTTAAACGTCAAAGACCCAAAAAAAGTAATAGTAAAAAAAGGATTTATAGAAGTGTTGGATGGTGCAACTGGTTTTATGTTGATAAAAAGAAATGTATTTAAAAAGATGGCTTTAGCATATCCTAATCTTAGATTTAAATCAGATCAACATTTAGGAGACCCTCATGACAAAACCTTTGGATATCACGACACATCTGATTGGAACTATGCTTTTTTTGACACAATGATAGAGCCTGATACCAAAAGATATTTGTCAGAAGACTATGCATTTTGTCGTTTATGGCAAAAAATAGGTGGCAAAATATACGCTGATATCGTTAGTGGTATGACACACATGGGTAATTACTCATTCAAAGGCAACGTAGCCACTCAATTCTTGCCACAAAACAATAAATAATTTAGTATACTCCGACATGAAATTAGTTGACTTAAAGTTCCAACCAGGCATTGATAAACAAGATACCGCTTATTCAGCGGGAGATGAACGTAAGTATGTTGACTCAAATCTTGTACGTTTTCACTACGGAAAGCCTGAAAGATGGAAGGGCTGGTCTTACTTACCAGATCCAAATAAAACTGTTGTGGGCGTGGTCCGTGATACACATAGTTGGATTGGTCTAGACGGAACCAGATACCTTGCTTTAGGTACAGACAGAAAACTATATTTATATTCGGGTAGTGCTTTATATGACATCACACCCATTAGAGAAACAGCAGCTTTAACAAATCCTTTTACAACAAATGGTACAACAACAGTCACAGTAACTGACGCAGATCATGGTGCTATTGAAGGTGATTTTGTAACTTTTGATTCTTTCTCTGCAATAGATGGTTTAGACATGAACAATGAGTTTGAAGTTACAACCCGTGTTGATGCTAATACTTACAAAGTAACACATACTAGCGCAGCTTCTGGATCGACTTCTGGTGGAGGTGGTTCAGGTAATGCTAATTATCAAATCAATATTGGTGAAACTGCTTCAACTTATGGTTATGGATGGGGCACAGATACCTGGAGTGCAGGTAAGTGGGATGAACCAAGCACATCTTCTGATGTTACTGTTGCAGCAAGAAGTTGGTCATTAGATAATTTTGGTGAAGATTTAATTGCTACAGTTTTAAATGCCAGCACATATATAAAAGATATTACTGGTTCAATAGATGCTAGAGCTACAGCCTTGTCTAATGCTCCTACCGCATCTAGATTTAGTTTGGTATCAACAGATACAAGACATTTAATGATTTTTGGCACAGAAACTACTATTGGCACACCAGCATCTCAGGATGATTTATTATTTAGATTTTCAGATAGAGAAGACGCTACAGATTATACACCAGTATCTACTAATGAAGCTGGTTCTTTACGTATATCAGATGGTTCACGAATAGTAGGAGCAGTAAAATCATCAGGTCAAATATTAGTTTGGACAGATACATCACTTCATGGTGTTCAATTTGTCGGCACACCTTTTACTTTTGGTCTTAGACAACTTGGCGCTAACTGTGGATTAATAGCACAACACGCTGCTATAGAAGTCAATGGTAGATCATATTGGATGTCTGATAATTCTTTTTATATGTATGACGGTGTTGTTAAAAAAATGCCTTGCTCCGTACAAGATTATGTATTTGATGATCTTAGTTATACAAACAGAAATGATATAGCCTGTGGTATTAACACAGCTTTTAATGAAATTATTTGGTACTATCCTTCAGCAAATGCTACAGGAATAGATAGAGGTGTTGCTTACAATTATTTAGAAGGAACGTGGTATACTGTTAATCTTGGTAGAACTACTTGGCTTGGTGCTTATGTATATGAAAATCCTATAGCTACAGAATACGATTCAAGTATAACAGCAAATGTATCTACTATACTAGGTTTGACTGCAGGTGCTTCTTATATTTATGAACATGAATCAGGCAATAATCAAGCAGATGGCACAGCTTTACCTGCTTTTTTAACAACAGGATCTGTTGAAATTGCTGATGGTGATGAGCTCATGTCAGTTAGTAGATTAGTTCCTGACTTTGATAATTTAACTAATACAATGACAGCTACTTTAACACTAGAACAGTATCCACAATCTGCATCTAACGTAACTACAACAGGTAGTATTACTAGCACTACAGAAAAAATTGATGTAAGAGGCAGAGGTAGAGCTGTTAAAATAAAATATGAAACTAACACAGTTGATGACACAGCTTGGAGACTTGGATCTACTAAGTTACAGCTTAGACCAGATGGAAGAAGATAATGGCTAAAATAACAATTACACGATTACCAAACGCAACACCAGAATACAGTTCTAATCAATTTGATCAAATGGTTGCATTACTAGATCAAATTATTCTTTTACTTAATACAAACTATCAACAAGATTTAAGAGAAGAAGCACAGTCGGAGGCTTTTTTCCTTGGCTAATGTATTTAAAAGCGCAATGGTGGATATCACCACAACTGATTTAACGACTATTATAACAGTTCCTACGGCTAATCCTGGTGCAACACCACCGATTATGCCTACCACGGATGTAGTAAAATCTCTTTTGATTTGCAATGACTCTGGTTCAACAACTTTAGTTGATGTTGAAGTTGTCCGAGGCGCTGCAACCTTTGAAGTATTCAAAGCACAGAGTGTTGCTACAAATACAACAACAGAATTACTGACTCAACCTTTAGTTCTGCAAGAAAGTGATGTTCTTAAAGTTCAAGCAAATGCTGCCAATCAGGTGCACATTATAGCAAGTTTTATGGAGGTCACGAAAGGACAACTTTGATTGATCTACATTCTCTATTCATTACCCCAGTATTTTCATTATCATTAAAAGGACACGAACATCTTGTTCATGATATTTATAAATTAAAACAAGAAGACCAAGAAGGCATGCCAAAATCAAATGTAGGAGGTTGGCACAGTCATGATGAAATATATGACGTTAAAAAATTTAAACCTTTAGTCGGTGATATTCTTAAATATGCTAAAGATTGTTTCAATCATCTTAATATTAAAAATAGTTATGTCCCCGAAATGACTGGAATGTGGGCTATAGTTAACCCACCTGGCTCAAGAAACAATGTTCATACGCACCCATACAGTTACTTATCGGGTGTAGTTTATCTAAAAGCTCCTAAAAAGTGTGGAAATATTGTGTTTTTAGAGCCTAAACCTCAATCAGAGGTATTAACACCCCCTAAAAATGAAAATGAGTCTGTACACCTAGCTCACAGCGTACAATGGGAACCTCGTGAAAATTCCTTGATTTTTTTTCCATCTTGGTTACAACATGAAGTACAAACAAATTGTTCTAATGATGACCGAGTTATCATTAGTTTTAATATAAATTGGAGAAACGAAGATGCCGATAGTTGAACCTGCTGAATTACTAGGTCACATTACAACCTCTGATGGAAGACAGATTCCACATTACAAAGTTAAAACTGAAACTACAATTACACATGTTGATACAGGTGCAGAATATGAATCAGAAGCAGCTATGCAAGCTGATATAGATGATCCAAATACTTCTACAACTGCTGAAAAGATAAGAAGAGATGTAAAAGTTTTTGCTCCTTCATT